GTATAACATAGATTTCGACAATCTGCAATTGCCAAACGGGGAAGCATCCTGCGATGAAAAGTAAAGCATTAAATGCACCAAAAAATCGGCTTTGTTTTTGTAGATTTTACCACAACACAAACAGGCCGTCAGGTTTTCAGCCTTTCAGCCTCGGTTTACTGTTCACTTTTACCATACCTTACCCGCTATCCACCCTTTCTTCGTCGGCTTCTTCCGTGATAGATGGTTCATCTCATGCGGTTCATGCGGTCAAGCCAAGCTCTCGCAGGCATTGGCGGAACATGGCAGCTGCGCTCTTGTACCCGTGAATCTTCCGCGGGTAGTTGTTGATCCAATTCTCCGTTGCGGCGATCTCTTCCGCAGTCACTTTCGAGAAATCAGTGCCTTTCGGGTGCCGACGGCGGATCATGCCGTTCACGTTCTCATTGCTGCCCCGCTCCCATGAAGAATACGGGTGACAGTAATACACCTTGGTCCGCTGGCCGTCAATCAGGCAGGAACGTTCGATCTTATCCGCCATCGCAAACTCAGTTCCGTTGTCCACAGTGATGCTCTTATATATAGTGCCAAACTTCTCTGCGCCCAGCTTCCGTTCCAGAGCATCCAGTGCCCGGACCGTTGTTTCTGCACGACGATCTGGAATAAGGATGATGTTCTCGTTTCTGGTCTTGCGCTCCGTCAGTACCAGCAGCGCAACGGTGCTTTTCTTTTTGCCGGAGTATACCGTGTCCATCTCCCAGTGTCCAAATTCTTCCCGGGTTTTCACTTCTTCCGGGCGTTTCTCGATGCTCTCTCCCGCCGGTGCCTTTGCCGGGTCCTTCTTTTTAACCTTCTGGTACTCGTTCTTTTTGATTCCATGCCGCGGCAGAGCCTTTTGGGTCAGGTTCAGGAACACGCCCTTTTTGATGTAGCTGTACACGGTCGGAATAGAAATGTGCGTCTTGAATGTTCTTCCTTCCTCCATTGCATAGCCGTACACAGCCGCCGGGGAACAATCTTTCTCTATAATGGTATTTTCGATGTAAGCGGCTAGCTCGTGATCCTTTCCGATCTTGAGACCCGGTCCTTTTTCCCGGAGATGTGCTTGGTACTTCTGTTCTGCAATGTCCGGGCTATACGTTGGGATCAGCTCCCATGTCGTTCCGTTCAGTCTGTCATAGCTGCCTCGTTTCAGTTCTCGGTACACCGTGGAAGGATTGACCCGGAGCTTTTCCGCTATCTCTCGTGTTCTCAATCCTTCTTTTTTCCACTTCTCGATGCGCAATCGGTCTGTAATGGTCAGATGTTTGAACACTCGCACGCCGTTTTCCTCCTTTCGTTTTTGGCGTTTCTTTTCGTTTTAATCGTAAAAGATGCGGTATACCGTTGTCAATGTGCAAACTTTCCACACTTTGAACTTTTCCTTTGTGCAAAACTTCCAGACAAACAAAAAGCTCCCCGCCAGCAGCTCGGTCAGGGCTGCCAGCGGGGAGTTTCCCTATGCTTTGTTCAGTTGTTCAGCGGGTCAATGTACCTGCTTTTTCAGGTTTTCCAGAACGCTATCCGCCTGAATTGCCTCTTTGCTGAAGCTGTTGTTGTTCCACCATGCCACCAGAGCGGTGACGGTGGTAATGCCCGCAGTAACAAGCTGCTCCACGGTGCTGCTCTCGATGGGGATGATAGGCTTTCCCATCGCAGAAAGCAGCTGATTGGCAAGAGCCAGCAGCAGACAAACCGTGCGGACGATGGTTGCGGTAGAGATTTTGTAGTTATTCATAGTTTATTCCTCCGTATTGTTGTCCTGTTCGGATTTCTGTTTCAGGATTTCAATAGCCCCGGTCAGTGCCTTGGGAATCGGCACTCCCATCAGGCCTGCGTTTTCAATGATCGACAAGGTCTCGTTCGCAATGAACGCGATCACGGTAGCGTCCCGGATGAAATTAGACCCCATCACCGTGTCAAGGTGGCAGGCCACCAGCACGATGAGCAATGTCACACCCTTACGGCACAGCCCCTTCCATCCGGCACGGGATTCCAATGCGCCGTTTTTGCTCTTCGGGCTGGCATGGAATACACCAGCGACCACAAGGCCCGTGATGTAATCGACAGCCATGAACAGGATCAGCGTCGAAAGTGCAGCATCCCATCCGCCGAATTGACTTGCGATCAGACTGCCGATTACTCCAACCATGGTGCAAACCCCACTCTTTACTGCATCACCCATCTGCTTTTTACCTCCCGTACATCAACATGGACGAAACCGTCCGTGTAGTACCGCCCAATACCGCCCTTGCCGGGCAGCAGGGTTTCGACGTAGGCCGCCAGCGTGTCCACTGACACACCAGCGATCCAAATATCAGCAGCCTTTCCGTAAAGGTGCTGGCTGTACTTGGATGCTTTCTTCTGTTTGGCGTTGTGGCTGGCAGTGCGGAAAGCACTGTTGATATTCACCGCCTTGCCGAAATGATCCCGAATCTTTTGCAGCAGGGTCACAAGCTCATCGTCGATAAAGATCGGGTCACTGCCGTCTTTGCACTTGAACTCCCGGACGTGGAAGTTCTTGCTCAGAGCCTTGCTCCCATCCTTCGCATAGGAATATGCTTTAATCGCCATCTTCAACATCTCCTTTCGGGCGCAGGTCTGCCCCGCACCCTCTCATGCAGCAGTCCACCATCAGCACACCAAACTCGGCCCGCTCGGTGGCGGTATCCGCTCCCAGCGTTTCCAGCCTGTCCAGTAGGCTTTCGCACAGTGCGGGCCAGCTCTTATGCTGCATAGGCTTCGCCCGTGATCTCTTCGTACTCGCCAGCGGTGATCCACTTCTTCTTGACGGCCAGCTTGACCGTGGACTTCTTCCAGATTCGGAGATCGTAGTATTTTTTCACGTCCTCGAACTTTGCGCTATGCTCAGTCATATCACATACCCTCCAAATCAATGTCCGCACTCATAGCAAGGTAGTCAAGCTGCGCCTGTACCCGCATCTTGAAAAGTTCATCGGCAGACAGCTCCCGCAGGATAAACCACCACTTACCATCCGGGTTATCGTGGGTGATCTGCACAAGTTCTGCATCATGCAGGACAGCCGGGTATGCGCACCCGGACATATCGCCATCGCTGGCAGAGATATGTACCTCCGACAAATTGCCATCAAACATATCCGCCGTGATCTCAGTCTCCGACTGGAAGTTGTTCCCGCCTAGCGTCAGGTTTTCAATCAATGTGCCATCAGCCAGCGCAACCGTCCATGTCCGTTCTTTTTCCATGTTGGCTTTCCATGTTGGCTCCTTCCCGAACAAGTCCTTAAACAAGTTCGTCATATTGTGGATTTGCTGCCTGCTCATGTACTTAAAGTTGGCACAAATCCACGACTTGTAAGAATTTTCGATTTCCTCATAGGTCATTATCCCGGTTTCAATTTTTCGCTTATAGGCTTTGAGCTTTCGCCGTTCTCTCGTGATAGCCTTTGGGCTGATCTTTCGGATGATTCGCCCATCTTCCTGCAAAGAATAAAGCACCTGCAAATGACGATACTGGCCGGACAACTTGCAGATACGGGTTTTCTTCTCATTGATGATGATACCCAGTTCTGCTGCCCACCGTCTTACTCCGGCCATTACCTCTTGCAAATGCTCTTTGCTTTTGTCGATAATGTAGAAATCGTCCGAATATCTTCCATAGCCCTTCACTGCGCACACGATCTTGACGTAATTGTCAATGGGCACCGGGAGAAATATTCCTGTGTTTTGTGAGACTTGGTTTCCTATATCTGCGCCCTTCCGCAGCATTTTCTCGCCAGTCAGGGCGGATGATGGAACGCCAACATTGAGCGTTGAGCGCACCTTTTCGTGGTACATTTTCTCAATTTCCTCATCGGAGAACCGAGAAACATCCAACTCAAATGTGCGAAACGCCAGCCGCAGTTTGTCCATAACGTCCGCCAATTCTTCCGGGTCTTTGATTTCCCGTGCAAGATACTGGCTGAACTGGGCCAATGCGACTTCATGCACAATGTTGTCATAGTAGCCGGAGAAGTCCGAGAATCCAATGTATCCTTCATTGGTGCCCTCCCGCTCATAGTATTTTCGCAGCTGGATTTCAAAGCGATGCCGATGAAACGCAACGCCTTTCCCAATCTGCGAAGATGAATTGTCGTACTGCAAATATTTTTGAAGCAGCGGTGTGAGGTACTCGTCGCAGGTAATGTGGTTCACCGCCTTGTCTGCGGTTGCCGCACTTGTGATATACCGTGCGTGTCCTCTTTCCTTGATGCCAAATTTCAAGCCGGGTTCTGGCTTATATGTGCCGTCCTCCATGGCTTTCTGAATATGCGCAGTTTCGAGCAGATGATTTATCTCGTACAGCTGCGTTTTATATTTGAACATCGACGCTTTCATAGCTTTGGTTCCTGCTTCGTGGATATAATTTGCATCTGTGTATTTACTCATAGCTCCTGAAATAAACTGTACAATAGCTCCATCGGTCGTAACCGGGAACGTCACAGTTAGTATTTATCGCAGTTTTCTGCGAAAGGATGACCTTTCCTTTCACAGAGCCGCACCGGGTCTCGCCCTTTATGTGCGGTTGTGAAATCCAAAAGCCCGGCAACGGGGCGAACGCCAGCCTCATTCGAGGCATTGTTGTAGTTACAATTCCCGTTGTTGTTCGCGTTGGCGAAATAGGCTGCCGAGACAACGTACAAAAGTCACCCTATTGTGTTATTATTTTCCTTCCATCTGTTTGAAACGCTTTGCATCTGATTTCCGCAGAGCTTTAATTTTGTTCACCAGTTCCTCAATTTTCAGAGCCAGCTTCGTGAATTTGTTAAAGTCTGCGGGCAGAGCTTCCGCCACATACTGCAATTCGTCCATCAGCATCCAACAAGCTGCAATAGCTTTGTCGAGTTCCAGCCGCCGTGCGTCCAATTCCAACTGACAACTCGGCCAGATAGAATTTGCTGCACGGAGGGGGAGCGGAATATCACGGGAAAGATCGTGCATCCGCTTTCTCTCCTGCTCGATCAGCCAGAGATTAAAGTCCTGTTCCTGCTCCCGAATTTGTGCGATTGCCGCTTCTCGCTCCGGGCCTGCGGGGATGTACTTCGTCATGGCTTCGAGGTGTTTTTCAAACTTCGACCTGCTATACCCGAAGGTTCGGGCAAGCTCTGTCGTTATCTCTTTGCTGATTTCAAGCGCAAGGTGGTGCGCTTCCAGTCTGGAAGGACTTCGTTTGTGTACTGGTACAGACGTTTTCTTTCACTTCCTGTTCTGCTCTCAATCCCACGGTACAAGCCCGTGGGATGTTCGATCAGCCGATCAGCCC